GGTGCTTTAACAGCCCGTTTTTTGATAGAAAGTTGGGCTCGAATGGAATTTATACATGAGACGAACAAAGCTTAAAGAAGACATCGGGAAGCATTTCGGGGTGAACCCTCGGACTGTTTTGAATTGGGCGAAAGAAGGATGTCCGAGCAGCCGCAAAAAGATTGTCGGCTCGCCGTATATGTTTAGCATTTCCGAAGTCGATAAATGGTTAGAGAAGCAGGGACGTACAGCTCAACCTGGGCGTCCCCTCGGCGGTGGCGTTGTTAGCAGAGAACAACGCACAGCTCAGCTCAGCCTCACTGTTGAGAGAGCCCTCATGAAACAGCTTCAAAGGAAAGAACTAGAAGGCTTGCTGCATCGGGTTTCGGATTGCAAAGAAAGACGGCTCAAGCAGATATACTCCGTAAAGCATGAACTCTATGCCCTCGTGCGACACTTACCAGAAGAGCTTGTGAATCGGTCAAAAGAAATTATCAAAGGGAAATTGACAGAACAAATAGAACGGATTTGTAAACAGTTTGCGGGTGATATTGAAATCGAAGCGAAAGAAAAGACAGGATGAGAGAGCAATGACTATTTGTTTAATACTAGGAATTCCACTCACGTGTTATTTGATTATGCGGATAGTCAGGCGGCGAAAGTGGAACAGATTGCGCAACCAGCGCATTTGGCTACAAGTAAACTCAGAACTCACACGTTGTATTGAAGCATTCAAAAACAACGTGAAGGGGCAAGGAGTAATTCATAAAACACGTACGCTTGGGTGTACAGAAAGACCAGAAGTATTACTAAGGTTAATAATAGCACTACCTCAATATTTAGAAATTGCAAGACGAATATTAAAGGCTTCGACCGAAATGAAATAACAATTACAGGGCGTCTCTCAGGTTAGCTCCCTGAGAGCAGAAAAAGAAAATTCAAGGCGGCAGTTAGGTGCCTAACCACTTAACTGCCGCCTTTTTTCTTGCCCTGAATCAGAGATAAACAATGCCAGCAACAGCAATAGCAGAATATATATGGGATGCAGAAGAGCGCAAAGCGTGGCAGCCTGAGCAACAACTCAAGCCGTCTCAATGGGCGGAGATGTACCGGGTCCTTTCCCCCGGTCAATCCGACAGGCCCGGCCCCTGGCGTAACAGCAATGCCCCTTACCTCCGGGGGATCATGGACTTATGTGTCGCGCCAGGGGTCGAGCAGCTTAATCTGATGAAAGGCGGCCAGCTCGGAGTCTCCGAAGCACTCCGAAATCTCATCGGCTATTGGGCTCATCGTGAACCGGACCCGATCGGGCTGGCTCTCCCTAACCAATCAAAAGGCCGGAACATTGTCAGCAACCGGATCATCCCCTTGCTTTTCGACACGAAATGCTTGAAGGAACTGCTCACAGAGAAGACCTGGGATGTCAAGAAAGAACAGATAAAACTCGTCAACGGATTTCTATTCCATCTTATGTGGGCTGGTTCCCCGGCGTCGACAGCTTCCGATCCCATGCGGCGCGTTGTCAATGACGAGGTGGACAAGTTCCAAGCATGGACAGGGAAAGAACCCGACCCCGTTGGTCGTACATGGACAAGGCTTCGCTCTTTCGGAGACCGGAAAATACAAGTCAACATATCAACTCCGACAGATCGAGACGGCGCGATATTCAAGTTGCATGACCAGAGCGCAGTACAGCTCGAATACAAAGTACCGTGTCCGCTTTGTGGCCACGGTCAAAAGCTCGTTTTCCCTCAATTGAAATGGAAAAAGATAAAGGGCGAAAATCAGAGAGACGCTGCTGCTCGAATCATGGCCGATGATTGTGTCTGGTACGAATGCGTTGAGTGCAAGGGGAAGATACAGCCCAAACAAAAGACTGAGATGATCCGCTCCGGCAAGTGGGCTACATTGGACGGCAAGATACAAGATGCTGAAGCAATAGACATCTGGCCTCGTGGTACAAGAATTGGAATGCATATATCAGCGCTCTATTGCCTGTGGGAATCCTGGGCGTCTATCGTTGCTCAATTCATACGGGCAAAGAGCGATTATGAAGCAACCTACAACTTCCAGACTGAAACTCTCGGTGAGGTTTGGGAACAACAAGTAGATAAAATCCACGGCTCGATCTTCAGCAAGAAATCACAGGAATCCAATCTTGCCGAGGGCATCGTGCCCAAGTGGGCTGTGAAACTGTTGGCAACTATCGACACACAGCATGATCACTTCTGGCTAGTTATCCGTGCCTGGGGTTGCGGAATGAAATCGCAACGGGTATTCCATGGCCGTGTTGAGACGTTCCAGGAGCTTGACAATTTATGTTTCAAGCATCTCTGGCAAGTTGAGGACAACGCAAGACCGCCGATGCTTCCCGAAATGATCCTCATCGATTCAGGTGGTACACGACTTGAGCATGAAGAGGACAGCCGGACTGTTGAAGTTTACAAGTGGACATTATCGAGACGTGCCCGTGTAAGAGCGATCAAGGGAGCGGTACGGCCACGCGCCGGAGGTCTCTCTATCTGGCCAGGGAAAGGCTGGATTGATAGCGGCAAACGCAAGAAGAGGCAAAACCACGACCTTAGAATCTGGTTCGTCTGGACTCACCACTACTATGACCAACTCGCAACGCTCATTACTTGTGGCACGAAGTCGGACGACGACGAACCGCAAGCGTGGCTTCTAAACAAAAGAGACGATCCTGAATACAACTCGCATTTATCAAACAACCACAAGATTGTTGTAAAGACAAAGGCCGGAAAAATGGAACGCCGTTGGGTTCCCGTCGAGGCCGGGGCAAAGATTGACCTTGCTGATTGCGAAGCATATTCGATCGCAGCGGCATACATGGCCCAGATACATCTCTTGCCTCCCGAAGAGGAGCTTCTAAAAATTCAAGCCGCTCGACAACAGGAACGTTCGGAAAGAGCGAATGCTAACAAGAAAAGAAAACAAGGTGCCGGTTGGGATATAGGCGGTATGGAGAACTTTTTATGACAACGACCTACACAAATCAAGAAATTCTCGACGCTATAAGATCGGCGATTCACGGAACTGCTGACAGAGAGGCTCAATCGACCTCGATTAATGGCAGGACGGTATCGTCTTTCTCATTCACCGAACTAATAGCAGCGGAGAAATACTTCGCGGGCAAGGTTGCAAAGGCAACTAGCGCTGGCCGTACCGCTGTGGGCCGATTTAGGAATGCAGGATAACACTATGGCTAATCAAAAGAAGCGCAAGACTCGGACATTGAAAGAAAGACTTTCGGACGAACAGACAAGGTTATCGCTCGCAGAAGCTAAGTACAAGCGCAAGATTATTAAGACTAGGACGGCTCTGTTAAGCACGCATGGTGCCGCTGCAAAGAACCGATTAACCTCTGATTGGACTGCGAAAAAACAAACAGCCGATCAAATCATGGTGACGGATGTTGAAACGCTCAACAATCGAGCGCGTCAATTGGCACGCGATAACTGGATCATTGCATCGGCATTGAGAAGTTTCAAGCGCTCCGTTGTCGGTACAGGCATAACCCCTGTCTCTGTTGCAAGAGACCCGGGAACAGGTGAAGCCTTTAGTAAATTCAACAAGGGCCTCGATAGATCCTGGAACAGATGGGCGCGGACAAAAGCCTTCTGTGATATCGAAAGGCAGAAGAACTTCCGGACAATCGAAAACTTGCTTGTATCAGAGCTGGTTATTGTCGGTGAAGCGTTCTGCATCCTCTCTTACATACCGCAAGAAAACCGCGTCGGGCTCGTGCTTCAAATGGCTGAAGCCGAACAGCTTGATATGACACTGACAAAGAACCCTGACAATGGAAACGATGTTCGTGGTGGAGTCGAGATAGACTCATATGGAGCGCCGCTCGCTTATTGGTTTGTGTCCTCTACGAACTACGGATATTCGATGAAATCTCTACGCGTGGAAGCTCGACGTGTCCTTCATGTTTTCGATCAAGATCGGGTGAGACAAACACGCGGCGTTACTCGTATGGCTCCGGTGGGAATCAAGACAAGACACCTTGAGATGTATGACCAATATACCATCGTGAAAGCGCGAATGGAAGCCTGCCATGTTGCAGCAATCCAGAGAGACCTTGACGCCGATGCAGTCCTTCCAGGACTTGCCCCGGACACGTCTGACGGGGAGACGGGAACAGACAGCCGCGGCTCGGACGAATACATCATGGAGCCGGGTGGCTTTATTCCACTTGCACCGGGAGAAAAAATCGAGTTCAACAATCCACAATCACCGGGGAATCAGTATGACCCGTTTGTGAAAGCACAGGTCTCACAAATAGCAGCCGCAATGGGATTGGATTTCGCTTCCATTGCCCGCGATTATTCACGAGGGAATTTCAGCTCACAGCGTCAAGGGATGCTGGAATGTTACAAAGAGACCGACGCAATCCAACTACTCATCATAGATGACTTTTGCAGGCCTGTTCGTGAAGCATTTAAGATGTACGCAATCATGCAGGGCCTTGTAGAAGCTCCTGGCTTTTTCGATTCACCGGAAACAATGGAAGCATATCTCGAGGATGAATGGCGTGGGCCTGCCAAGCCTTGGATTGATCCTCTCAAAGAGGTTAACGCAGCGGCGAAAGCAATTGATTATAGATTAGCGACACGGGGCGGCCTTCTCAACGAAAAGGGCACCGATGTCGGGACCGTGTTGAGACAGACAAAAGACGAACAAGAGCAAGCGAAACAGCTTGAATTATACCTACCAGACGCCCAAGCAAACAACACTCCAACGGAGAAAACCGATGCCAGTAAAAACGAAGAACAAGAATCCGAGAATAGCGAAAAGGAATAACTACGGAGTTATTCAACTGTCACAGAAACATCTCTCGACGGGGAAGATCACCGTCGACGAGGAAGCTGGAACGATAAAGAACGTTGCGGTTTTAACGAAAGGGGAGGCGAAAGGCCATTTTTTCCACGTGGATGACGTGATGTTGCAGCAAGTTTCCGACGCGATTAACGCTGAAGAGAAGGGTGCCAGGAGCCGATTAACTCATCCTGAAATCGAAAGATTTTCGGGTGAAGATATTGATATGACAGTCGGACGATTCAAGAACGCGAAGATTGAAAACGGCGTAGTTAGGGCCGACGCGCACCTTGCCAACTACGCAAAGAACTTACCGGGTCGTGGTGATGTTAGGAGCTTCCTCCTGGGCATTGCAGTTGAAGACCCTGAAATCATAGGGCTGTCAATAGCATTCAGCCCTGACGAGTACGACGAATCACAACAGAAAGAAGGATTGCCGGCAGGCCGTATTCGAGAGCTTCTAGCTGTCGATTTTGTTGGTGTGCCAAGTGCAAATCCAAACGGGCTATTAAGCCAAAGAAAACCAGAACTTATATCAGAAAGGACAAACACAATGGATGAATTACTAAAGAAGTATCTCATCACACAAGGACTACCAGCGGATGCTACCGAAGAGGAAGCGCAGAAATTTTATGACGGCCTCGATGGTGACGAAAAGGCTATCGCAGAGAAGGTAGCCTCCGAGGAATCAGAACCTAAACCAGACGGAGACGCCGACGACGGTAACGATGACGGAAAAGCCGACGACGGTGACGGTGATGGAGACGGTGATAGCGGCGCTGCTGATGCCGAGCTTGCAGCAAACAAAGCCGCTAAAACGGTCATGCTCACTGAGCGGAAACGGGTCGCGGCTCTTACGGGGATCGCAACTCAAGCAGGCTTCAGTCAGGAATGGTTGCAGAAAAACATAAACAAAGGAACCACAGAAGGGAGCGCTCGAAAAGAAGCGTTGGAAGCGATGTCGAAAAAAGGACAACCACTCATCATTTCAGGCGGTACAGATCTCAACAGAGAATCTCTTTCAGCCGGAATTGAAGGAGCAATCCTTCTAAAATCTGGTGGGCGTGAAGTAGAGATAGACGAATTCACCGGCCTTGCCATAAGGGGAGACCTCGGCACGCTGAAATACAAACAGCCACACAATCGAGCCCGGCAATTCCGCAACCTCAGCCTGGTTGGTATTGGCCGTGAATGGCTCAGGAACCTCGGTGTTGCAAGTCCTGAAACCCTCAGCAATTCTCAGATCGCAGATTGCATGATGAGTCCTAAGCGTCTTGGCCGGATATGCGGAGACAAGTTCCTTGCTCAATCAACAAGCGACTTCCCGTACATCCTCGAAAACGCGATGAACAAAACGCTCAATCAGGCGTATTTTGAGGCCCCCTCTACATGGCAGGTGTGGGCTCGCAGAACACTAAGCGCCGACCTCAAGACTATCAAGCGCAACGCACTCAGCGAATCGCCGAATCTCGCGGTAAGATATGAGGGTGGTCCCATCGAATATGTCACGCTTTCAGAGTCGCAAGAGACATACGCACTGGCCGAATACGTTGGCGGGATCAAGGTGACGAAAAACACGATCATCAATGATGACCTTGACGCCTTTTCCCGAGTGCCGATGCTTCAGGCCAACGCAGCCAAACGTAAAGAGGACGATGTTGTCTATGCGATTTTGACCGCTAACGCGGCTCTCGGAACTGATTCCGTTGAGCTGTTCCACGCCACACATGCGAACCTTGTCGCTTATGGTTCCGGCGCGGTTCCGAGCGTAACCACGCTTAATGCAGCGGCTGCTGCAATGGCGATCCAGACAGGGATTTCCGGCGAGGCTAATCTGAATCTTGTCCCGAAGTTCATCATCGCGCCACACGCTCTGCGAGGCACTATCCTTGAGCTATTGGCGTCAACCTCCAAACCGGAATCCGGTTATGGCGGGGTTGTCAACATTTGGAATAACGGGCTTATTCCGGTGTTCGATTCTCGTTTGGATTCAAACTCAACAGACATCTGGTATATCGCCGCCGACCCCAATCAGGTCGACACAATCGAAATTGCTTTCCTCGAGGCGGAGCAGGTTCCACAGCTCAAACAGGAAACCGAATTCGACACAGGCGATATTAAATACGCAGTAACTCACTACTGCGCTGCCAAAGCCATAGATCACCGTGGCCTCTACAGCAACTCAGGTGTAGCTGCTGCGTCAACAACTACCTAAACCGAAACTCAAACGATAGTAACGATAGCGTGAAATAACGAAACGAAAACAAGAATTCAGGAGACATAAAAAAATGGATACATTCATTCAATCAGCACACCGGATAACGTACACCAACGCTGGATCGGCGATAAGTGCCGGGGATGTCGTTGTGATGGGAACCCTTATCGGAATTGCGGTTGCAGATATTGCAGCCGGTTCCGGCGTGGGTGAAGTCGAGATAGACGGCGTTCATGATCTCGATGCGAAAACTGCTGACGCGTGGGTCATTGGCGCGCAGATATATTGGGATGCCACTAACAGTGAACTGACCGACACCGAGTACGCAAATGTGGCAGCCGGTCGAGCCGCAGAAGCAAAAGTAGCAACAACAATGACGGCCGCAAAAGTGGTCTTAAATAACAATTCACCGGATGTAACAGCCGCGACAACCACTGCTGCGCCGACAACGACGTAATGGTGGCATCTTTCATCACTCCTCGGACGGGAGGGGCTATGGAGCCTCTCCCCTCTGGGGGATGAAACAAACAGAGGATAGATGATAGAGAATAGGAAGAAAATGAAACCAGACATCAGTGTGATAATTACAGCAAGGAATGAGGTCGAATTAAAGCCGACCGTCAAGTGTGTACTGGACACAGCGAACGGCGCGGTTGTCGAGATCATTGTCATTGATGATAGCTCAGAGGATGGTTGTGCAGAAGGGCTTCACTGGATAGACGGAGTGAAGGTTTTCCATGTCGGTTTCAAAGGTGTTGGGGTGTCAAGAACGTTCGGAATCAATAAGGCAACCGCCGACAGATTTATCATCCTCGATGCGCATATGAAATTCACTTCTGGCTGGATACAGGAATACATCAAAGCGATTGACGAAAATAGCCCGTGCATTATCTGTTGCCGTTCGGGTAGCTATGAAATGAAACCGCTGCCTTGTTTTGGGTGCCATTGGATATTTGAGCCTCATCACGACAATCTTGGCAGGGAATTTCTAGGGTTGCATTGGGATCCCCTGGAACAAGAAGGGCTAACTCGAGTTAACGGTTTAATGGGCGCGTGTTACGGCATAAGCCGTGCGACTTGGGAACTACTACCAGGACTACCTGCCCGACGGGGGTATGGCCAGGATGAGGAATACCTGGGCTGTGGTGCGGGTCTTCTTGATATCCCGATCATCTTACTACCTCACGTCATCGCTTATCACCAATATCGAGGGCACACGAAAGAACAACCGGCAAGACCATACGCGTGTGACCGGAACGATTCCAGTGTGATAATGAGAGCCATGACACAGATCATGTTTGACGACATGAGAGCTCTGGTCCAGCAAGTATGTTTTGGATATGTGTTTGACGATAGTATGCTCACAGTAGACGAACTGAAGATGAAGGAACGGGTGCAAAACAATCGGAAATTCACAGACAAAGAGTGGTTGCAAAAGGTCGGGATTCTAAAAGACATTTACAGAAAGGCAAAGGAAATTGGAATAACCACAGACGCACCTAAGAAGATATTCCCCGATCTCTACGCATTTATTCAAATCAAAGGCAGGCCGGAATATACCCGGGCAACTCTGGAGTCTCTTTCCAAGTCAAGTGTTGCAAACCGATTACTGATGAATGTGATTATCTGTCCGACGGACGATCTCGGGCCGCAACGAGTTAGGGAGATGCTTTACGAGTTCAAGCTCCGTGTCGGCGAGATAATAGAAGACGATCCGAAAACACCTGGCCCCGGTCCCTCTGCTCATACAGCGTTTATGCGAATGCGTGAAGCAGCGAAATCAGATCAATGGGAGCGGTTCTTGTGGATCGAGAATGACGTCCTATTTCGCCATGACTGGTACGAAAGGACGATGGAATTCGAGGCCGAAATGCGACGGTATCTTGCATCGGCAAATCACGGCAAAAGATTAGGGTTAATCTTTCCGAACCATTTTCACAACATGCTTTACAAACCGCAATGGGTCGCCTTCCCGTGGACTGAATCAGGCAAGCAGCACACCGGGTTTTGGATTAAGGCAAGAACCTCCTCTCAGATATATGTGATGACACGAGAGGTTATAAGATCGATCGATCTTGACGCTGATTATTGGAAACACGACGGCTTCGGTTGGGATGAAGGGATTGGGTTTGACCTTACTGAAAAGCATTTCTGGCACTTCATCCCCGATGAGAGTTTTGTCAAACACATCGGAATGCACGGCCAATGTTGGGGAGGAAGGGACTGGTTGCCGTCGGTAGGATTTGAACACGATGCCGAAACACTTAATATCTATGAGGCGGTAAAATGTCTTTAGCGATAATTAGAGCTGTAAGCATTGGTCTGTTTGGTGGTTTCGGGAATGCGCTGTTTCAGTATGCCTATGCGAAAGCATACGCAAGAGACCGAAACGCCGTATTAGAAGTTCCCGAAGATTGGAACGGCCGGGAAGTTTTTGACCTGGATGATCCCCGGTTGGCTTATTGTGAAGCCGAATTCATGCCATACGGGTACTATCAAAAACAAGAATTCCTCAAGCTATACACCGCTGAATACTGCCGTCAAATCATGCCAATCAAAAAGAAATGGTTTGAGAAATATCCAAAGCCAATCCCTTTTTATGTCGCAGCACATTCTCGTGCAGGGGACTATCAAGACAACTTAGAAGAACGGACAGTCATATCAAAGAAATCAACGTTTGAAGCAATAATAAAAGAGGGGTATGACGCGGATGATATTCTGTGGATTTCCGACGGGAATCCTAAAAGGGAAGAGCATTTCAGAAGACGGAATAAATTCCACGTTACAACAGGCGTATCTTTCATGCGTGATTTCATGTGGATGGTACAGGCCGATGTAATCTTTCGCGCCAATTCCACTTTCAGTTTCTGGGCTGCTTTGCTCAATGGCAAGAAGGTTTTCAGTCCAGACATTAAAGAACCGGGTCTTTGTGATTGTGAGTATGTCGAGGGCAACCATACCCGATTCATCTGGAATGAGAACGATATAATAATGGGGAGCGAGTGATGAAGACTGCCACCGAATTAGCAGAAATATATGACACAGGATTTATGGAAACAATCAATCGTTGTGATTCCGAGGCCGGGATAGTTTTACTTGAAGCGGTGAAAAAGCTGTTTCCCGAGGTGACTTCGGTTTTCGATGCCGGGTGTGCTACAGGATGCTTCTTGCAGCATTTCAGCAATGCGGGATATGCAATCAAAGGTGTAGATATATCACCCTCTGCGAAAACTCGGACGGTTATCAATCCGAATATAATAGATATTGTTGACCTGAGAGACCCTTATGATGCTGGCCAGGAATACGACCTGACAATCTGTATCGAGACGATTGAGCATATCGAAAAGGAAGCACTCGACACATTTCTTGAAAACCTCAAAAGGTTTTCTCCTCTACTCATAGCAACGCCGGGCAACCAGGGCGGAGTCGGTCATTTCAACTGCCAGCCGCCGACGTGGTGGATACATCGATTCAGAGAACATGGAATGTGTTTTGACGCGCAAGCCTCACATGGCCTGCATGAGTTCGTTAGCAAACCAGAATACGACTTGCCGCAACTCAACTTCCCATATATGCGCAAAGGGATAATGGTTTTCAGACGGCAAGAATCACAAGTGAACGAAAAGGTATTCCTACATGGCAAGTGACGCGGAAATCATCCTGAAACAGTTTGGCGAGGAAATCACCTACAGGCCAGCGAACGGCAATCCCCGGTTAATCCTTGCTGTTGTGGACAGGAACCCTCCAGAGGGGATATCGCAAGCCCCCGGGGGCATGGGACAGAATATAACAATAACAGTGGCGAATAGACAGACAGACAAGGACGATGACGATTATGGCGGTATCAGTGGCACCGAGCTAGATACGGGCGGGGACAAGATTGATGTTGCGTTGCGACTCGGTGAAGATGTACAGACGCGAATAATCAATGGATTGGTAAACCATGACGACGGGATGTTGAGATTAGAAGTGAGCTAACATAATGGCTGGATCGGGTTTAATCGACATAGAGTTCAACAAAGCTCAGGTGAAAGAAGTCAAGAGGTTGCTATCAGCTATCCCTCGAGGTTATCCAAAAGCTGCATCTAGAGCCATTAACAAGACTGCAACAACTATCCGGTCGAAGATTACGAAACTTGTACGGCAATTCATCCCCCTGAAGCTGAAAGACATTCGCAAGAAAATTGTCGTAATGAAAGCGAATAAATCACGGTTATTTGCTCGGATAAGAGTGAAGGGCGGGCTGACTCCGTTGATTGCTTTTGGAGCACGGGAAACGAAAAGTGGCGTCAGTTTCAAGTTGGCCGGTAAACGTGAAAAGCTGCGACATGCTTTTATTTCGACAATGCCGTCAGGTCATAGAGGTGTGTTTGAACGACAGATAAAAGGCGGCAAACCCGTTGCACGATTAAGCATTGATGAGAAGTTTGGCCCGTCGGTCCTGAGCGCCTACCTTCGGAAAGATCACCATATCCGAGTACAAGCTGCTGACCTTCTCGAAAAATATATGGCCGCCCAGGTCAAACTGTTATTGGAGAAGAAATGAGCAATCCAGTTGTTGAACTGATAAGCCAGGACATCCAGACGGCCATTAACGCGGTCACCACGGGCAATGGTTACAACCAGACCCTGGTATGCGTCCGGCCAACACGGACGGGTTTTGAGGGCAACGCGGCCCCCGAGGATGGCAAGGTGGTCTTGATACAGGAAGATCCTGACGAAAACGAAGAACTCTCCTCACAAGGGAACGTCAGCATGAAAGCGTGGAATCAGCAATATTTGCTTGTTGCATTTGTTATTGCCAGCGACAAAACCACAACACCAATCGACACCAAGATCAACCAGGTCCGCGCTGACATCGAAAAGAAACTCATGGAGGATGACCAACGAAGCACCCTGGCATTAAACACTGAAATGAAGGGATCGGCCAAGTTTGACGAAGGCGGGAGGATGAGTGGAATCGCAATTCTAATTGAAGTGATGTATCGCACACGCGAAAACGATCCATATACAAAAGCATAATGAAATAAATACAGGAGAACTAAAATGTCACTATTGAAAAAGAAACGTGTCCTTGCCGCGAAAATAGAAACGACAGCAGGGACGGCTATCGCGCTTACCGCTAGTGATGGTGCGTTCAATGTCTTCGATGCCGAGATGACACCCGAAATTGAATTGGCCGAACGCCCAGGGCAATCGGCTTTCTCGCAACTTACAGCCGAACCTGGAGCGCTGGGCGGAAGTTGTTCCTTCAAGACTGAGCTTGATTCTGCTTGGTCAGCGATCCTTTTGCCAGCCTGTGGATTAGTAGGAACACCGTATGTTCCAGTTTCAGAAGTCCCAGGTACAAACGCCAAGACAATAACGCTCGGGATTTATGAAAACGGGCTTTGCAAAAAACTCAAAGGGGCTATGGGAAATGCCGTTTTCGTTTTTGAAAGTGGCAAGCCGGTACAAGTCGAGTGGACATTCACCGGCATTTGGATAGCCCCGGTGGACACCGTAATGCTCGCGCCGACCTTCCCGACTAGCAGGCCTCCACGATTTATGGGCGCCGGGTTGGAAATAGGCTCATGGACAACGGCGGTGATTCAATCGTTGCGCATTGACCTCGGCAATACAGTTATGCTGCGGGAGAGCGGTAATAGTTCTGACGGATATGTATACGCAGCAATTACTGACAGGAAAGTTGTGGGCAGTATCAATCCAGAATCGGGCCTTGTCGCAACCAAAGATGTCTTCGGAGAATGGATCATCGGGACGGAAGCGGCTTTCACTTTGACCGTAAGCGGGATCACTTTTGCAATGCCGAAACTGCAATTCACAAATATCCAGCCGGGAGATCGTGAAGGAATTCAGACAGATGAAATCGATTTCCAAGCTAATAGATCGGCTTCGGCAGGAAACGATGAAATCACAATAACCTTTGGCTCGCCGACAACGACGGCTTAAACGAGGAGGAAATGAAACATGCCATTAGCACTTGATCCACAAGAAACATTTGAGCTGGTGCTCGAATCAGACCAGGGGAAGGCGGAACCGCCGGCTTTTATTTTCCGGTATTTAACAAACCGCGAATGGAAACAGGTTGCGGGCGTCGGTGATCTGGTTTTGGAAATGAAAGAACAAGGCCTCGAACCGATGTTGGAAGCGATCGAGAGCGCTTTAAGGATCGGCCTTGTGGGTTGGAAGAATCTCAAGGACAGAGACGGGAACGAGATTCCATATAACTCGGAGCTCGTAGAAGAGGTTCTAATGCAAGCTGAAATATGGGAGCTCATATTTGCCTTGAGGGACAAGACAAGTCTCGGACATATGGATAAAAAAAAATCCGAGTCGCCGTCGCCCTCCAATACGGACAGCTCTGTAGAACCTGCAAGCCTCCCGAAAGCTGCGGAGCAGGACCCACAGAATTAGAGCCGGCGATCTTTGAATGCCCCGCTTGCGGCGGGAAGGGATGCAGTGAATGTGATGACAAAGGAGAATTTGAATTAACTGGATGCCCAAAAGAATATGTTACGCCGGACGTTTGGGATGCAATCGAAGGAGCGGAGTTATATGAGAAGGGCCTCCCCCCCGTGGCCGGGGGCATTGTAGATCAATGCAAATGCTTCACACAATCGTGCCGTTTGATTTGGCGCGAACAAAGTTATTGGAAAAGCAAGCTGGGAATTAAATCATGAGTACGAAGCGAAGCGTAGATGTGGTGGTCAAAGCGCACGACCAGGCCAGTCAAAAATTCAATAAGATGGGGAAATCGATGGGCGGTTTCTCCGCCAGTTTGGGCCAATTAAAAACCATGATCGGGGCTTATGTTGGTTTCCGAATGGTAAAAGGTTTTGCGAATTTCACTACCGGCATGATTGACTACATGGACCAATCTGCGAAGTTTTCTGACGTCCTAGGAATGCAAACAGATGATCTACAACGATTCAGATACGCCGCCGAAATATCCGGATCAAGCATAGAAAAGCTCGATAAGGCCTTAATGATATTAGTGCGTAGAGTCGGCGAGGCCGTCCATGGATCGGGAGAGGGTGTCCGGGGCATTCAGATGCTAGGCAAAACAGCGGACGAATTCGCAAAGATGAAGCCGGCGGAAATGTTTGAGGATGTTGCTGAAGCTATCAAGAAACAGAAGACCCCGGCGGAACAGGCTGCTCTAGCATATCTCATGTTCGGAAGGCAAGGCGTAGAACTGCTCAACCTTCTAAAACTTGGCAAGGACGAACTTAAGAAACTAGGGAAAGAAGCAGACTTGACGGGTAACGTTTTCACGCGGTCAATGGCCGGAAAAGCGGAAGAAGCGAAGGACGCTATGACGCGGCTCCAATGGTCAATGCGAGGCTTGGGCCAAACATTGGTTATGGGAATAATTCCTTATATCGAATTGGCATCTTTGAAATTCGCAAAAATGGCAGAGGATGCGACCAAAGTAGGCGTGGCGATGGATATCATTAACATTGCCTGGCGTGTGGTTAAGACGCCCTTTAAGGTTGCCCAGGGCTTTATGGAAGGCGTCGGATACACCGCGCTGACAGCCGCGAACCTTGCTACTCTTGGATTAGTCGATAGTATTTATGAAGTCAGGGAAGCTTTCGGTGGCGCCTTTATGACCAACCTCAAGGAAATAGGCCAATCCTTTTCCGCCCCGCTTCCATCTACTATGGCCAAAGAACTGATGGCCAAACTCCAGAAGCAAGGGGCAACGAAGAGACAAGCCGCCGCGATGATCGACCAGGCGGTGTCTTTAGCTAATGCAATCGATAAAACCGTTATCGCGTTACAGACACAAATCGCGACTTTTGAGATGACCTCACGAGAAGCGGCCATATATAAATTGAGAATGTCAGGGGCAACCGAGTCCAATCTGGGTAGCGCAATTGCCTTGAGCATGAAACTTGACGAAATGGACGCCGAGAAGAAGGCAATGGAGGACATGGCAAAGGTGTTTGTTAAGTTTGAAACGGCCGCTGTGAGTCTCCAAAAGGAACTTTCCCTGCTCAATGGGACGGCGACTGAGCTTCAGTGGAAACAGTTTGATTGGGCTACGGGCGGAATGGACCAGGATCAAATTGCATATCTAACAGAACTTTATGGCAAGATCGCCGAAGCCAACAAATCAAAACAATCCGAAGACATCCTCAAATCCCGTGGCGGTGTCGGCGCCATAGAATCCCGTTTCCTGTCCAGGGCGCCCGGCATGGACGCTGCGAAGACCACCATGAACAACACAAAACAACTCGTTGTTCAAGGCAAAAAAGAGGAAACAGACAGACGCGAACTTATTGACGCTGTAAAGACCGGAAACGATAACGCATTAGAACCAGCAAATATATAGGATGAAATAATGGCAGTAGTAGACGTTGAACTGGATTGGTCTAGCTTGGAGCGAGCAATCACGCGTAAAGGTCGTACAGGAAAAGCCCGGTACACGGTCAGTTTCGATGGTACAGATACACCGCATGAGATGTCGATCCTTGCAACGGCAACCTCTGATGTTCCATCGGTCGGAGATTCTTACCCTGGGGACGCGTGGCTTATTTGTGATTCAGCTATTCCCAAGCCAACAAAGGGATTAAACCTTTGGACGGTTGATTGCCGCTATGTTCGAGGCGGTTGGAGCGTTCCTGAGCAGGAAGAAAACCCGCTGAAACAGAAACCGATTATTCGGTATTACTCGGTTATCACAACGGAACAAATTGATAAGGATATCAACGGGAGCCCGATCCAGAACAGCGCGGGAGAACCTTTTGATCCGCCGATAACCGCCGAAATATATACACACGCCATTGAAATAGTACGAAATGAACGCTCTTTCTCCCAACAGAAAGCAGAGACCTATCGCAACTCTTTGAACGGAACCGTCTTCTGGGGAGCCTCTCCGGGTAAATGTTGGATGTCCCGGATGGACGGTGAAGAGATTGTTTCAGGTGATTACGAATATGTAAAGATGACCTACGAAATACAATTCAGAAAAGACGGCTGGGCGCGTCGTATTGTCGACCAAGGATACAGAGTGAAGGGCGTTATGCCCTCTACGACATCATCATCGGGACAAACGGCAACCGTGAACCTTACAGACAAAGACGGGCTCCCATTGGCCGAGCCCCATCTACTCGATGGGGCGGGAAACAAATTGGTACTAGCCGAAGGCGTTGAAGCTTACTGGCATGAATTCGAAATTCTGGAAAAGGTTAATTGGCGCCCTCTGGATTTACCACTATGACCCTCTATGGATTAACAGAAACCGATGTGAGGACGCTGAGACAAATGGCTCACGCGTTCCGCACTGGCTCGTTGAATCTCGCACCGTTCCGCCGGCGAAGCAAGGGCGGTGGCGGTGGCGGCTTGGCTGGCTTGTTCACACCATGTAGATGCACCGTCGAGGATTCAGGCGGTGCAGGATTGCATACCTTCTCGCAGGTCGATTGGGAGGGGAACGAAGTCGCCGACGGGAGAGATTTCACAAACGTATGGTGCGTTGGGGACTTTGACAAGGATTGGGATTTGAAAACAGGATTCACTGACGGCAATTTCGGGCTAGTATTCAAGATTGGTAGTCAGACTGTAGCAATGTTGCTTTCTTATGGTGCGTATTATTATGATTAGGAAGAAAAATGACGATTCGTTGGCTTAATACAATAACAGCAAATGTCAGTCCACGACGTAAATTTGATATGGAAGAACTGCATTGGGCTGGAGAAGAACGCTGTAAAATAATAAACGCAATTGTTAGCGGAAATGAAGTTAATACTTTTGTTCTACATGCTATGCTTTACGACATAGGCTTGAGCACTTTATGGAACAGTGTTCCGATAGCCGACCCTGCTCATTGGCCTCCGAACCAATCCCCAGATAATGAATATAAAAACGATCATATGTACGAAGGACGCGGTTATGTTGTTGGCCATCAAGGTGATGGTGATACAGGAAGATATGCCGGATATGGTACACAAACTTGCTTTAATGGTGCTTACTCCTACCCTCCTTGTAATTGGTTCTATAGCATAGATGATAGCGGTATTGTTGATAAGTATTGGGTCGAATCTATATTGACGGCAGGGGTGGGTTCATCTGCGTGGACTGATATGGAATTAATCGCAGATAGTGTTAATATTAGAGCATTACACGTTAATGAAATTCGCGCGTGTCTACAGAAGATGTATTGGGTCGCTCCATACATAGCGAAAACTGAATACAGACTCCGATATGGCCAATCTCTTCATAAAGCAACACCAACCGCGGCTTGGGATGCAGCGAATGCAGATTGGGAAAGTAATAGCTGGGGAGGATGGTCGGAATACACAAGTGGTTATGAACACATAAAACATTTAGAGGGGAAAGGCAGTATAACCTATAGCTCGTCAAATGATGATTATGCAGGCCGAATATGGACTCAAGAAATTAGACTTACATTCAATATGGATTTAGAGATTCACGACGGCGGAACTACTTGGCCGCCGTCCGGGCATCCTTACGATTCGTGGAATAATTACATCCCGCCATTGAGAGCGAAACTATGTATGTTCCCCTCTACTGAATCAGGGTTGTTTGGTAAATGTGTAACAACGGGCGAGAGCGCAGATTGTTATAGTTCAGGGACATATTACGGGCGAGTTATTGACGAGGATATAATAAGTTATTTTGGCGGAGACGAAGAGATTCTGTTTGTCTTTTCATCATTAAATGAATGGAACTCAACCGACAGAAATAAGTGCCGGCCAGACGATCCTGGAGATGATAATACTGAAACGAGAACTGAACGAGTTACAAACAGATATTTATACAGGCAAACTAACACCGCTATCCCTGCTTACATATTAGTAGAGCCAAATTGGCAATTTGGTAAAGCTTAACCTAAAAAGGAATGACATAAAATGACAGATATCTATTATTGGCTTGGAGGCACTAGCGCAGTCTGGGCTGTCAATGCGAATTGGGAAAAAGAGGGCGGTGGTGTCGGTTATCCTGTAGCAGGTGACGATCCCTGTTTTATCTATGCCGATCCGACCAACTCACCTGTCGGTGGCAATCTCGGGGTGAAGTTCCGTAAGTTCCTCGTTGGCAAGAATTACAACGGCGGTCTCGGAAGCTATGGTTTGCCACTGCAATTCACCGCCGAGGAGGTGATCCTTGACGCCGAAAATGCCGAGGACATCTACATTCACGGCGGTAATTACGAACTCCCAACGACCTCACATGAAGACGCCACAACATCCATTGCAGCGACGACCACAGCGGCACCGACTTACATCGAAGTGGTACGTTTACAGAATTCGAAAGTCGATGCAAAGGTATATCTCTCAGGTTATTTCGAGCAGATATACGCTAAAAAAGGCCTTTCAGAATTGTCTTACCTGACCAGGTTCACTGGCTCGGACCAAGTCCTCAACATCGGCTATGTCGATGACCCGGCTAAAGATGTCAACATGGTGATTCATCATGGCGCGGTTCTTCCCGCTTCAATAGAAGTCACTGGAGGCGTTATCACGAATTATGCCGAAACAACCGCTGTAGCATTTCAGGGGGGGCAATGGACTCATGGCAGCGATACTGAGACGAATTGCGGTGATCTTGGAACTTTCGTTGTCCGAGGCGGAACTCTTATCTGGAATAAGGGTGATGCGACAAAATTTGAGCATCATGCTGGAACGATCGACGCAAGCAAAGGTCACACGGCACGGACAGTTACAGACGTTGAAGGGCACGACGGAGCTTATCTCAATCTCAACAATGGCATAGGCAACATTACAATCACGAACCCGATCAAAATTCAAGGCGGCACGTATCAGCTTAACGTAAGTCCTGGCACTGAACTAGACGTGAACAACGTCAGCGACGCGCCGACAACGACAGCATAAAGGATTCCAACATGGCAAGCAACGATGAGAAATTCATCCTACGGACTGAATGCGTAGGCGTGAAGAAGGTTCTTAATGACAAGCTCGACAAGGTAGAGTCAGCGTTATTGGCTGTTGAGGAGGCTATCCATAAGCGGAACAATGAAGACGCTCGCAAAGAAGGTTATCACGAGGGCGTGATTGCTTCACGAGCCGATAAAAATAAAGCTATGGCTCGTAAGCTCAAGCTCTATTTGGCCATTCTCGCCGTGAGTCTGCCTGTTGTAATGAAAGTAGTTGATGTCATATCTGAGGTGTTGACGAAATGACAAACTACATCAAAGAAGGCGTGGCAATTTACAACGAAAAGAAGGACTGCTGGATCTGTCGTTATTCTGGTGAGGAGTTATATCCTCAACAAATATCTTTCAATACAGCGACATTCCTCTGCCTCGCAAAAGGCCAATATATTGTGTGTGTAAATTGCCCGTTAAACCAGGAAGGAAAAAACGATGAAAAACCGACAAAAAAAGAAGGCGGGGGCGCTCCTCCTGGCCATGATAATCCTGATGTGGATAGCACTTTGGCCGGTGATATTCTTACCGGGCTGTTTTGATTTTAACGACACTTATAATATGAGTGACGAATCGATCAAGATTTATGGCAACGCCGAACTGCAGGAAATCCACCGCAAAATTCTTACCGGTGAAGACATAACCGAGGAAGAGCATATCATCTGGAAAGAGTGGTCCGATTTGCACGGCGGTGAAGAGCTAGACCAATGAAAAAAATATCAACGGTACTCTTATTATTGGTCCTAATTCCGGGCTGTTGTTCGTTCGTATTATTCGAGAAGGAGGCAACCGTGATTCCGATATTTGATACCTCGGAAAGCGCGGCTGCCGCGGACCCACCGGAAACCTTCTGGGGAATGCCGATCCCAAACCTCTGGACGGCTCTTATCAACTCCGAGTCGGTCGGTAACGCAGCGGAAAGCCTGATTGATTCAGTGGCCTTGAATGAGACCCGAAAACCTTATGCTTACCAGGTTATCGAGACGCAGTATTGGATTCGAGTCGGGAAATGAATAGAGTTATCAACGGCGATAGTTTGGAAGTCTTGAGGACAATGCCGGACAACAGTGTCGATACCTGTATCACTGACCCGCCGTATGCTCTCTAATTCATGGGGAAAG